ATCAAGTTCACGCTTTGAGGTAGCGCCTTCTTTATTTTTGTTTTTATTTTTCATTCTCGCCATGTTGTAAACAGTTCTGGGGAGTTCGTTGAGTTTTCTCTTAGCAGATTGAAATCGGTGTGGTTAATACCCAGCGGGCCCTTACTGAGTTGGCCATACATCCATTCAAGCGCCATTTGTTGGGAGAAATTCATCTTGAATGCTCGGTTGAACGACTCTCGTGCTTCTGAAGATACAGCGCAGGCGTCACGCTTAACCAGGCTAGATAGGCGAAAGAAACCGCTAGATTGGAATAACTTCCACTTTGCGGTATTGTTTTTCCCCTTCCCCCCGTACTGCATCAAACATTGGTAAAATGCTTGATACACCGGAAGTCCGGCTGTGAGGCTTAACCCTCCTTCACCTATAGCCTGTAGCCACTTGTCCACCTGCTGCTGGTTGGTTGTACACACAAGATCCTTCGCCAACGCTGCAACATTTCTCACCATTCGCCACTCTTTTCCATCAAAGACAGGGTGCATCTGACAAAACTCCACATGTTCCAGCACATCCACTCTAGGTTCAATCTTCATATTGAACCCGAGGGCACGGAACCAATTTGGCACGGCGGCCACAAACCTCTCACTGTCTGATTGGTCCATGAACACCGTGATATCATCACCGTTGTCCATCACCTCGTGCACTATCCCAAGGGACTTGCACAGTGAGTAAGTCATAGCGACCATGAGCAAACAATTGCCTAAAGCAGTGTCCATGTCACCTGACATCCGGCACCCTTCCACTTCATACTTTACAAACCCATCCTTGCACATTGCATGTCCTTTGTTAACCAGCATCTTGTCAAGTAGCCAGGAGAACTCCCCATCATCACAGAATTTCCTGTAGATCATATGGGTCCACTCCAAGGCGCTTTTACTGCAATGCTGGTCAAACCGGGACGCGTCAAGTGATATGGCACATGGGCTCTGAAACATCTTCCATTTGGCGGATATAATATCCCCAATTTGGAACACGTCAAAACCCTTGGCCACACACGGGAGCCGGTAAAGCTTGCCAAGACTGCGATAAACAATCTTTTCTAATGGCTTAACAAACTTACCGATGCACGCATTAAATCGAGGATCGCGTGGCTGTATTACTCTGGGTGCAGGGTCATCTTTGAGGGAGAAATTGATCTTCTCACACTTAACAAAAGTTGCTACCTTACAGTCTCTGTCGGACAACGGCATCAAAGCCAAACTGTCAGCAGCCCGTCGGTATCGCGAGTACTGGGAACCAGTATACGACCCAACAAACTCCTCCAGTGTCCAAGGCCGCAAATCCAGCACCCGGAAGTCCTCCACAAAACCATGTAGGGACCCAAAGGCGCCGGGGAGGGGCTTGACAGTGCAAGTGCGCTTATTGTCGGTGTAGAAGACCCGTTCATTGAGTCCCCTTAACAAATTATTGAGCGAGTTGTTATGCACACTATAACGTTCATTAGGCCGAGGGGCATCCAAGGTAAATGCCCATCTCTGCGGGTCTCGGGGGCGAGACATGGTACCCAGCCGGATATTGGGGTGGAGGCTGCCAGTGAAGTCAACCTTTGTTTCCACACCCTCCAGCCGGGTTAACCCCCTTATCGAAAACCCGGTAGGCGCGAGCTAGCCGCTCGTACCTCGTAGGGAGGGTTGAAGTACATCTGTGTACACACCTCCCCCCAGTAGCTGACGTCACATGGTTCCATTTTCAGCTCCAGCAACTTCGCTCGAACATGGCGTCCAACAGCCTCTACACTGGCGGGACATCTCTCACGCAACCCAACCTTGTTGATCACATCATGGGCGGCGTGATAAGCACGTCGCTCATTAGGTGTGCAAGGACGGTCCTCAAGAGACCCAAGCATCCACTCCCCCAAAAAAGGGGTGAGGACCTGGGTGCGGTGGGTTTCAACCTCATCCGCATATTTCCCCAGCCAATCTTCGGC